TTAAATCTAATTTCTGCTACATCCCTTAAATCTATATTGCAGAATATTTGAACCATTTTCTGATTCAGAAATTCATTATCATCATTATCTTTAGCTATCTTTAAGAACGCTTGGTATTGTGATAACTTAATTTCTTTTAATTCCGTTGGTATGCTAATCTCTAATTTCATATTATTGTTTTTTATATTAATAACTATTTTGTGATATTGTATTAAACCAAATAGCAAAGCTATTGAAAATAAAAAAAGGCGTACATTTCTGCACACCTCTTTAACCAAATTTAACCTAACTTAACTTTCTATTTCTTGTATTGCTAAATCAACAATATCGTTCCATTGTTTTGTAGATAATATTTCCCACATATCTACACCTTGAATAAATATTTCTGTATCATCTAAACAAGCTTTTGTATTATCATATGAATCACCTTTGATATAATATCCTGCTACTTCAAATTCTACTGTGCAATAATTAACTGTTACGTTTACTTTTTCCATTTATTTATGAATTTTTAATATGTTCTTTTAAATATTTAATTTCTTCATCTCTTGCTATAATTTCATCCATTAATTCACTATTTAATTCATTTAAATTACTAAATAAAACATCCCAAACAAATATTATCAAAATATAAATTATACAAGGTATTATTGCTAATAATAATGTAATAAAAAAAGCTATTTGAATTATTTCTTTCATAATATTTTATTTAATTTTTCAAAATTTATAAAATTTATTTCTTTAGCAAATTCAAAAGATATAATTAATGTTTTAACATAAGTTCCTTTTTCATATATTATACTTATTGTTTGATTATCTAAATTTATTTTTAAATCTCTAACTTTTATTCCATTATCTAATATTTTCATAGTTTGTTTTTTAAGGTTATATGTTTAAATTTTATTTTTATTTTAAGGTTATAGCTTTAAAATTTTTCATAATTAATTATTTGTAATGTTAATCATTGAGTTATTTAACATTAAAGCAAACATTTGTTGTAATTGTTTTGCTTCATCATTATTAATTCCTTTAACAATAACTTCATAGTTGTTAAAATTAAAGTTTTCATTTCTTACACAAGTTGCTTTGTAACCTGAATATCTTAAAGTCTTTGCTACTAATTTGTGTGTTGTTTGAGATTGTAAAGTTGTCATAGTTTCTGTTTTTTTGTTTGTTTTAACTTGTACAAATATACAACCTTTATTAACAATGCAAAACTATTTTAAAATTTTAACAAAACTTTAACATTTACAAATGTAACAATTATGTTTTAAATATGTTACACTTTCAAATTCTCTACAGCAACATCGTACATCTGTCGCATCTTTTTTATTTCACCTATATTACGTGGTAAGTTTATATTCACCTCTTTACCTGTAGTATGGTGTATGTAACACTGTATTGTGGCTATCATTTGTCCGTATGTCATAATTGATTTGTCAAGTTTTTGCCATCATTTACCCTAATAAATAAAATAGTTCCCCTTATTAGGATTCTCTAATTGATTGCCTACTGCATAACGTAAAGCATCTATCAAGTGATTGTGATTATCTATTGGTGTGCTGCTTTTCTTTTCTAACCAACAATAATTATTTAATTCTTTGATTAGATTGATTGATTCAGGTGATACTATTAAATCGTAATCTTGCAACAACGATATTCCATAAGTTACAGAACCTTGCCCTTTAATTGCAGGTACTATATTCAATCCTAATGTTTGTAGTTCTGATATTAATCTTGGTTCTGCAGAATCAGCCACGATTAAACTATCTAAACAATGTTGTTTATTTAAATTGAATATTTGACTTGTTGTTAGTGCTTGTAAGTAGTAACGTTCATTTATATAAATTCGTTTGTTAGAAGTGTCTATATTGCATTCTATTAATGTGGTAGGGTCATTACTAAAACCAAAATCCTGACCAAATACAGATTTACCTACTTGCTTATATTCTCCAATAGTCCAATTTGTAAATATAACACCTTCAGCTTTGTCTAACCATCCGCCTAAAATTTGATGCTTATATTTTTCAGGTCTACGATTCTTTATATTCTCTATTTGATTTATAAATGATTCCGATAGGTTTTCAATATTATCTTGGTACGTTGTATGTATGTATGTAGTATCACCTTTGATTAAATTGCTTCCTGCTTCTACACCTTTATCTTCAAAAAACTTCTTATAAATAAAATGTTCTTTTGTTGCAGGATTCAATACTAATAAAACCCTATTGTGTATTCCTTTGGTCCTAATACTAAAGTCTATCTTTTCAAATGTTTCTTCATCTGTTAGTTCTTCTGCTTCATCTAATACCCACGTTGTAACACCTGCCAAAGATTTAAGCGAAGCTGTTTGTGTTCCACTGCTTGTTTTAATACCTTTAAATAAGATTTTAGAACCTGTTTTAAGATTTACTATTTCATCCTTCGTTATATAAAAATCGTTGCTTAAATCGGCTGTATCAATCTTATCTATAAATTCAGGTATAATAGAAACACTTGCAGAAGTTAAAGTATATCTTGTGAATAATATTACGTGTCCTGCTTCATAGGTAAGCAATAGTAAAAACGAGTTAAGGGAATATGATTTACCACTTCCCCTTCCACCTGTTATTACAAAGTAACGACTATCTGAACCTAATAGATTATATTTCTGATTTATTGCTATTCCCAACTTTGAAGATATCTTTTATATTAAAATCATTTACGTTGTGTGTAGCTTCTATAATTTCTTTTGGTTTGCCGAATATATGCTCTGCAATAAATAACTGACCTCTTTGTGAATCCATTAATGTACCTTTTACAAAAGCTATTTTAGTTTCTTCTTCTGTTTCTTTATTGTAAAGTTCACCTAAAGCTTTCAGAAATACGTTGTTTACCTTTTGTTCTTCTACTTTTGATTTACGACCTGCGTTGGGTCTTGCACCACCTCTTGATTTTTCCATTTGAAATAAATAATGATTATTCAATTTTAAATAATAATAAATAAAATCTATAGTTGTTTAAAGTTTTAAATTAATTACTTTTAATTGTTCAACTAATTCTATAAATTCTTTATCATCTATTTTTTCATTAGGTTTATTATCCCAATACATATCACAATTATCTTCATCTTCTTCTCTATTGAATATACCATAAGATTGATAATGTTTTGATGCAGGTGCTGTATACCTGTAACACGTTTTTTTTGATGGGCAAAGAGTATCTTCGCATTTAGTTATATCTGCCATAGTTATTTATTTATAAATAGTTTAAACCATTCATCACATTTTTCTTGTTTAAAGTATACTTGTAAATAATCTCTAAATCCTAAACAATATGCGTCTTTAAATGTTTCTTTTAAATCTTCCTCACTATAACTTCTTTCTTGCATCCATTTAGCACCTGCTATAAAAGATTCATAATCGCCAAAAGCATTAATAGTATTTAAATTATAATTTTCAGCGGCTTCTTTAAGTGTTTCATTTTGTTTCATAATCTTATTTGTTTTTAAATTGTTTAATAATAAATTTTATAATTGTTTGTGCGAATAAACCTAATATTAAAAATATAACTATATTCATAATTATCTTTTATAAAGTTTTGCTAATTCTCTTGTTACTTTTTTCCAATGCTCTGTCTGTTGCATATTGCCCATACATACACTTCTATTATATTCTTTAGTATATTTATTGTAAAGTATTACTGCACGTTCGTATGGTGTTATAGGTTCTATTGTTTGTGTTGTCATATTACTATTGAATAAACTATTAATACTATTGCTAATGCAACTATAAAGGATGATATAATTGCAAATGTTTCTACTGCTATCTTTTCTTGTTTTGGTGTCATAGTTTTATGTTTTTATTCATTAGGTAAAATGCTTCAAGTCTATCTTGAATTAAATTGTGTTGGGTTGTTCCTTTAGTGTTTTGCATAAGGTTGTTTAGTTCATCTATTATTTTGTGTTCGTATCTTGGTTTTTCTATTTGTTCTTTTAGTTCTCTTTTTAGATTAAAGTTTTCTAATGTAAGTTTATGTATTTCGTGTTTTGCTTTTTCTATATCTGAAAGTTCTTTTAATTCTGTTTCATCCATTGTAAAGTAAGATAGTACACTTGCTTTAAATCTTTTTAATTCAGGATTATATTCTTCATACATTTTATAATTCTTTAATGCGTGTATTACTGTAGCGTGATTTAATTCTAATGTGTCACCTATTGCTTGAAGTGTTTTGTTTGGCTTTAATTCCTTTAGTATGTTACAATATAGTGAACGTAATTCTACTGTTTCCCTTTTACGTGTTCTTATTTCTATATCTGTGTTTGTTTCTTGCTTTATTATTTCTTTTAATCTTTGTGTAATTTCCATTTAAAATAGTTTTTGTTGGTTAGTGTGATTTGTTATTCTTTGTATTGCTTTGTCATAGTATTCTTTATCTAATTCGCAAGCTGTTAGTTCATATTTATAATCGTGTGCTGCTATTGCTATTGAACCTGAACCTAAATGTGTGTCTAATATTTTATCGCCTTCTTTAGCATAAGTTTTAAGCAACCAAGAATATAACTGTACAGGTTTTTGAGTTGGATGTGTTTTTTTTT